GTCCAATACAGACTAACGGCAAACCATTTCAAATTGCCCGCTCTATTGAATATGGCACAACTCAAGGCGTACTGCTTTGGGATGAGTATGATGTAGATAAGATTGCAGAAGATGGAACTAAGATAGATTTCTTAGATTACAATACTGGAACTGATTATGCGGTTCAGGCTATATGTGATGACGGTACCTATGCTTATTGGATTACCAATGTTTTGAATACTGGAACTCCCCGATTGCGCGTATATAAGAAATTACTAACTGGAGTCTCTGGCGCTGGTGATACTCTTATGATTACGGACAATGGTATTACTGTAACTAGTGCTACTATGGAATACGTCAAAGACCGTATTGTTATGGGTATCAACAATAAGATATATGAAATATCATCATCTGCAACTGCTCTTCCAACTCCTATTTATACACATAGTGATACTGATATTGTCTTCTCAAGCATTACTGCTTCTGGTCCAGCCATCTATATAGCAGGCTATAGTGGCACTCAGTCAAGCATATTCAAATTTACTCTCAATACTTCTGGTGTTATGCCTACTCTTACTACTGCTATCACAGCAGCAGAGATGCCAGTTGGGGAAATTGTCTATAAGATTTATTACTACCTAGGTTATATGATGATAGGTACCAGCAAAGGAATCCGCGCAGCGGTTGTCTCAGACCAAGATGGCTCTATCAACTATGGTCCACTTATTGTGCAAACTACTCAGCCTTGCTATGACTTTGCTGCTAGAGACAGATTCATATGGTGTGCTACTGGAGTAGACGGAGCACCAGGAGTTATCCGAATTGATTTAGGTAACGAAATAGAATCATTGCGTTTTGCTTATGCTAACGACTTATATGTAAGCGGAACTACTGGATACAAGACAACAACCTGTGCATTTGCTGGAACAACAGACCGATTGGTATTTGCGACCACCGCACTCAATGCTGGTTCAATAAATAATAAGGCTCTTACTTCTAACGTTGCAACCCTTACCACTGCTGCAGTACACGGCTTAGCCGTTGGCGACGAAGTATGGGTAGAAGGCGTTGACGCTACATTCAATGGTAAATACACTGTTACTGGTGTACCAACTACTACTACATTTACCTATGCTAAAACTAATACTGACGTAGCATCTGCTGCCGTATCCCCAGTTGGTACAGTCAATAAGGTCGGTAGTATCAACATTGAAACAAGTGCAACATTATCATCTACTGGTTACATAACTACAGGTTACATCCGCTATGGAACACTTGAACCTAAGAACTTCAAGCGTCTTCTTGGGCGCGGAGACTTTACTTATGGTTCTATGATTCTCTATAGCATTACAAGCAATGGTGATTCTTATGACCACATATCTTATGATGCGACCATTGGTTCACCAGAAGTAACAACATCACAGCCTGAGTTAGCGCAAGAATATCTTGCATATAAGTTTGAACTATATCGTGATACAACTGATTCAACTAAGGGTCCTACATTCAAGGGCTATCAGGCTAAGGCAACTATTGCTACCCCTCGCCAAAGAGTTGTAAGATTTCCAGTGTATTGCTACGATGTTGAGACAGATAGATTCAATACAGTAATTGGATATGAAGGCAGAGCCTTCGATAGAATTTTATCTTTAGAAGACAAAGAAGAAACAGGAGATGTACTTACCTGGCAAGACCTATCAACTGGCGAATCACGTCAGGCAGTAATAGAGCAAGTCACATTCACCCGTATGACACCACCCGATAAGAGATTTGATGGTTTCGGTGGCATCTTAGAGATAACAATTAGGACAGTATAATGACAGTGGCAAACTGGACATCACTTATTGTTGCAATCATTGCTATTGTAACTGGCTTTGCTGGCGCAGTACGTTGGTTAGTAAAGCATTACCTGTACGAATTGAAGCCAAATGGGGGCGGTTCCGTGAAAGACCAAGTGAACCGATTGGAAGAACGCGTTGACCAAATCTATATCCTTCTCTGTGAGAAAGACAGCAAGTAAGTACGCAGTATTTTTTCTACTATTAGGAACTTCATTCTTTTGGAGTCCTTCAGCAGAGGCTGTATCTACAGGACCAGTTCAAGTCACTTGTACTAATGGTACATTTGGTACTGGCTGGGATAATGCCAATCAATATTTTGCTGATAAAGGAAACATAGCAGAGTACTATTGTTTTATAGTTCATAACACTGGATATATTAGCGACACAGTTCAAGACTCTGCACTACGTTGGTATAACGGAGTAGTTCCTACTCCTGTTGTAACTCCAACTCCCGATACTTCATCATCTCCTTCACCTCAGCCAACTTCACCATCACCTTCGCCTGAGCCAAGTCCTGATTCTCCAACTGTGGTTTCTGAACCTTCACCTTCTCCGACTGTAGAATCACAAACTGCTCCCTCAAATCCTGAAACTCCGACTCCCGTTGTTGAAACTTCAACTGCTCCAACTTCAACTGAGACTCAAACTGTTTCTTCTGAGACAACAACAGCAACCCAAGAAACAACGACAGTATTAGAAACAAGTACTGCACCATCTAATCCCCCAATTCCTGTAGAGCCAGTGGCTCCAGAACCTCAACCTGTTCCTCAAACAATACCAGACCCTGCCCCTGTTGTAGAGCCTCAACCACAACCTCAACCTGAGCCAGTTCCTGACCCAGCCCCAACGCCTGAGCCAGAGCCTGAACCTCAGCCCGAACCTGAGCAGCCACAACCTGTAGAACCTGAACCTGAGCCTCAAGAACCTCCACCTGTAGAAGAGCCTCCCGCAGAGATTCCTGAGCCTGCTCCAGAAGAACCATCTCCTGAACCAGAGGAACCTGCTCCTCTTCCAGAGGAAGTTCCTGCTCCTGAAGTTCCTGAACTTGCCCCTGAACCTGCACCTGAGCCTCCTGAAGTAGAACCAGAAGCACCGCTAGTCGCTGATGAAAATGCTACTGATGAAGAAAAGGCAATCATAGCAGATGTTCTTATTTCTGCAGCAATGGGTGAAGCATTGACGACACAAACAATTCAAGACGCTGGTCTTACCTTTGCTGACCTACCACCAGAGACACCTGTCGAGGTGCGTCAAGATGCCAATGGTAACGAAGTTGTTATCACAGCAGAGGTAGCAGTAGCCCTTGAATTACTTGATAACCCAGCCGAATTACTAGCAGAAGTTTTCTCAGACCCAGGACAGGTACTCCTAGCAATAGGAAGTATCGGTGCTGATATGAGTACAGAAGAAAGAGCAGAGTCTGAAAAGACTGTAGTTGCTGCCGTCATCGTAGGTCAAATCGCAGGACAGGCAGCAGTTGGTGCTGCTGCTGGTGCTGCCGCATACAGGAGGAAAATATGAAGCAATGGTTTTCAGATATGGCTAATCAACTATGGACACTCTTAGGAATGTTCATTGCTTGGGTCGTCCTCGATGGCTCAGCAAAAGTAATAGTTGGCTATGCAATCTGGGTATCCCTAGTTATCTGGGGTGTCACTTACAAACTACGCAATCTAAAGGACGAGTAATGGAAACATTGAAAAATGTAATGATGAGAATCGTTGCTGTTATTGCAGCGGAAGCACTAGGAGTTATCGGTGCTGGTTCTCTAGTAGGTATCGAAGTATGGCAAGCAGCAGTTCTTGCTGGAGCATTAGGTTGCGCCAGAGTCCTTGAAGCACTTGCACGTTTCTTCTTAGCAGATGGCAAGTTAGATGCTGATGAAATCAATGCAGCCTTTGCCAAGGTCGATAAGAAAGCAGTTCAATAATGGGTCAACGTTTAGATTTTATAGCAGTAGCCAAAGGTGAACTTGGAGTTATCGAAGGACCTAAGGACAACGAGACAAAGTACGGTGCCTTTACTAAGGCTAACTTCTTACCTTGGTGTGGCTCATTCGTCAACTGGTGTGCCAATGAAGTGGGTCTAAAGATTCCTAATTGTGTATCAACACTTGCAGGAGCGCAAGCATTTATCAAAAAAAACCAGTGGGAAAAAGCAGAAGAAGCAATGCCTCTACCAGGAGACATCGTGTTCTTTGACTTCCCCAATGATGGAGTAGATAGAATCTCACATATTGGGATTGTTGTCAAAGACAATGCTGATGGCACAGTCACTTGTATCGAGGGTAATACTGCTCCAGATAAGAAGGGTGACCAGCGCAACGGTGGACAAGTCTGCCTCAAGATTCGCGCTTACAAGAAGAAGAATGGTTCCAAGTTGAGGAAGTCTCAGACTGTAACCATCGTTGGCTTTGGTAAGCCAGTCTTCAAGTCATAACAAATGTTTGAAGAAGAGTTCGATGAATTCCGTTCTTACATATGTGAGCACTGCAAGAACAAGGGTGCCCGCTTATATAAAGGATGGATGTTCTACTGTCAACCCTGCATAAACGAAAGAGAAGATGACTAAATGGATATAAACAAAGCAAAGCAAATCGCCCTATCGTATCTCCGTGCTGCAGCAGCAGTAGCAGTCGGACTATATATGGCAGGAGAGCACGACCCTAAGAAGTTGGCTATGGCATTCATAGCAGGTCTAGTCGGACCAGCATTGAAGGCTTTAGACAAGTCAGCACCAGAGTTTGGACGTACCAAATAAGCCTCTAGCAGGCTGTTTGAGACACTTAGACCCTCAGGTCATAGGATTACCTATGGCTTGGGGGTCTTTTTGTCATTTCTCGGCGTGTCTTATCAGGTAAGTTGATGTGTTGTATGTGTATAATTTATATATAAGATAATATATATAATATATATAGGCGCGGAGCGCCTTATATAATATATATATATATAATATATATGATATACTATAACTAAATAGATTTACATAGTCTTCCTGCGTTTGAGTACTCTCCTGTCCTCCGCAGGAGGACTATGTAACAACTTTATGACAGGAGAAGTCAGTGATTCAATTAGATAGTTACGAGTTACCTGAGCATATATCTTACTCAGCGTTTACAACTTACCTAACCTGCGGTTATCAGTACTACCTTGGAAGATTACTCAAGGTACCTGAAGAACCGTCCATCTGGTCAGCAGGAGGCAGAGCCTTTCACTACGCTGCAGAATTGTGGGACTTAGAAAATGAGTAACTCATATTGGGATAAGGCTTGGGCTAAAGAAACTGAAGGACTAGATTTCGCCACTGCTCGTAGAGCAGGGCGTGCCACCAAAGATAATCCTAACAAGGAGGATGAGCATTGGTGGAATGAGCAAGGCTCCAAGTGGATAGATAATTATATCCTTTGGCGCAAGAATAATTCTAACTGGAAAATCTGGACTACACCACAAGGCGTAAAGGCTATTGAATTGGAACTCAATCCAATCATTGCTGGCGTGCCAGTCAAGATGTTCATTGATAGAATCTTTGAGGTCGATGGACAACTTGTTATTGTTGACCTCAAAACATCAGCACGCAAACCAATCTCCGACCTTCAACTAGGCTTCTACAAAGTAGGAGTCGAGATGATGCTAGGGGTTGAAGTCAATCTAGGAAACTACTGGATGTCTCGTGAATCGGGGACAGGGGAAATGATTGACCTTAGAAGATATACCAAGGACACGCTGGAATACTTTGTCGATGGCTTTGATAAAGCACGAAAGGCTGGTATATTTCTACCGAACCTACAATCGTGCAGTTACTGTGGACTCACAGCATACTGCCAATTCACAAAAGGAAAATAACAAATGGCAGAAGACTACAAACTTCAAGTGTCTATTCGCACTTCCTTGAATAAGGATGCGGATATGATAAACATCCGTGCTAATACAGTAGATGAACTCAGCGTACTGCTTGAGGGAATTGCTGATTACTCAACACAGATTGCAGCAACAGCGAAGATGGTAACTGGTGCTTACACCGTAAGCCCTTTGGCGACAACGGTTTCAACTCCCGTCACAGCGCAAACTCCATCCTTCGTAACCGCCCCGCAAGTGGCTCCGTCAAGTACACCAACGTGTATTCACGGTCAGCGCATCTTCAAGTCGGGTCAGGCGAAAGCAACGGGCAAGCCTTACGCGATGTGGGTCTGCCCACAACCGATGGGCGCAGACCAATGCAAGCCAGTCAACTAGAAATACAATAGAGAATTGGTAGAGGGGTAGTTATTCGGGGAAGGTCTCTGCCCCTCTTCCAACTTAGATAGGAGAAATTATGGAAAAGAAAATAGGAAAGTATTGGTTCTACTGTGGTCACAAGAGTGGCTTTGGTATTGGCTTTGATGTTTGTAAATACTATTGGAACATTGACCTTGGCTTCTGGTACATAGGGCAGGAGTTCAATTGATGGAAAAGACAGTTGATATACAACTAAAAGAATTACGTGAACGAATCGCATTAGAGATTGAACTCGCTTGTCAACAAGCACTCGAAGATAAAGAACACGATAACAATATGAAGTGCACCTGTAGTATAGCAGCAGATATTGCAAGAGATAATAAATGAGAACACTTGTCCGCTCAGTAGGTAGGGCTGACATAGGTGGCGAACCATTGCCTTTTGTGTTCAGAGCATTTGATAGCAATAAGATTATCTTTCGCAGAGCAGAAGTATCTATGCTTGCTGGTACTCCAGGAGTAGGTAAGTCAACACTTGCCCTTGCCTTAGCCTTACGTATGAAAGTACCTAGCCTATACATATCTGCAGATACCAACGCACATACTATGGCTATGCGTCTTGCCTCAATGATTAGTGGTAAGAATCAAACTGATGTTGAAAGCCTGATGAACTCTGACTACGGCTGGACTAAGGCAACCCTTTCCAAGGGTAGCCATATCGTATGGTCATTTGAATCTAGCCCATCTCTTCAAGACATTGATGAAGAAGTCCAAGCCTTTGAAGAACTATGGGGATGTCCTCCTACTGCAATCTTTGTTGATAACTTGATGGACATAGCCACCGATGGTGGCGAAGAGTTCTCATCTATGCGTGCCATTATGAAAGAGTTGAAGTACTTGGCTCGTGCTACTAACGCAGCAATTATTATTTTGCACCATACATCTGAAGCGGTGATGGGTAATCCTTGTCAGCCACGTTCTGCATTACAGGGCAAAGTCGCACAATTACCTGCGCTTATCTGTACACTAGGGGTAGTGGGAACATCAATGGCAGTTGCGCCAGTGAAGAACCGCTACGGTAGAGCAGATGCAAATGCTAACCTAACCTGTTGGTTGGCATTCAACCCTGAGTATATGTTTATGGACGATATACCAGAGAATGGTGGATGATGATACAAGAAGAAAATGATATGACTCAGGAGATACGTCAACTGGTTATGTTAGAAACTAGTTTGCAGTTAGATATATTTATAAAGAAGATTGAAGAATCAAAGATTCCAATCACAGATGAGTGGACTGATGGTGTAAACACTGGTCTTGAATGGGCAACTCGCATCCTCAAAAAGGATAAGAGTGCGTACTAGGTGCCATCACAAAGCAGAAAGCACAGAGGATACCGAAGCCAAAAAGTCTTGGCAGATTATCTTGCTAGTAACGGATTCCCGTTTGCTGAAAGTACAGGCGCTGGTCGCAGTGGTTCTGACATCACTGGCTGTATTGGCGTGGACTGGGAAGTAAAAGCAAGGACAGGATTCAATCCTTCTTCTGCTATCAAGCAACTCAAAGACAGAGCACGCAAGAAAGTATTAGGCGTAGTATGTTTACGCTTGAATGGACAGGGTGAGAAATCAATTGCCGATTGGGTTGTTGTGCTAAGGCTGGAGGATGCAGTGAATTTACTACGAGAGGCAGGATATGGTGAACCAAAGTGACAA